TTACTTGCTTACATTCCATGGTAGCCAAACGCTGTTACGCCATATTGCGATCATGGCGCGCGTGTTAATGGTTGGGTCAAACAACTGTTTACAGCTGCGTAAAACGCCTTTGGCCTGCAACCAGCCATTAGGCCAATACTGGTTAGGCCGGCACCAATAGGCGTTAATTTGGTAAATCCCACGGGAACCGCCGGGGTCTGATGCGTTGAACGCGTCGCTTGTGCAGCGGCTTTCGCGTACAGCAACCCGTAGGGCGGTTTCTAACTGTTTTTGAGGTAAGCCCTCGGCTAACGCTAAAACGGCCACCTGCGTGCATGTATTCACGTATGGGGGCATTGTGGTGGTAGGGGCTGGGGTTGCCTCATAAACCGTGGTTGGGGTTACGAGGCGGTCTAGCGCTGGGTTTGTGGGCGTAGGCATAACGTATGCAATACCAGCGGCGCAAAGGGTAAATAGCGCGGTAAACGCGGCTTTAATAACAAGGGTCATAGTTTTTCCAATGGGTAAGGCGTTTGCCATGTACCTCCGGCAACGGTTTTAAACGCAATTTGGCTATGCAGTACGTCGAGTGTGTCCGGGTTTCTGAAAATCTGAATAAGTACTTGTTGGCCGTTTTCTAATCTGCCTACAAATGCTTCATACACAAAAGTTTGTATTTCGGTCATGCGCGGTAAACCTCTTTTCGTCGGTAATAAAACGCTAGTAGGTGTGTGTTACGCGGTTGGGGATACTGGCGCAAGGCCTTGCAGGTATTGGGTTACCGCTGCAGGTACTTTGTCACCTGGCCAGTAAAACCAATGCCATGGCTCGGCTGGCATGACCTCTAAAGACCACCCAAAACGCGGCCCATGTTCGCACATAAATTCAAACGTGGCGCCCGACATGTTCGCAAAATCTACAGCCAGCCCAAGGTTATGGCGTGATGTACCCGGCACCGCCATAGGCGCATTGCCTGGCTTTAAATAATAGTTTTTGCCCTCATACGCTCGAGGTTTAGCACCTGGGATTGGTTGCAGTTGGTAGCGCGCTAAAAACCCTTGGCGCTGTAACGCAATACTGCGGTATGTATCACCCGCGCTAGTTGGTTTAAATTGTTTGAGGCCTGCAGCAAACGCGGCAGCTCTAACCGCGTTGTAAGCGTTAGCGGCAAGCGGGTGCAGTTTGCCAAAAGGTTTAATATCCACCAAAAGGCTGGCGGGTAGTTCACCCGGTTTAACGTGGGCCAAGTTGCTTGGCAGTACCAGTTTTTTAATTGGCGGTACGGCCATAGGCAGCGTCTTTAGGATTAACCCAGCGCATAATTGGCGGGATTAACGCCGCTACAGCCGCCTTGGCGTAATCGCTTGGCGTAGTCGAGCCGGTCATATACACCGCAACCACGGCACCAACAATGCTTCGCGCATAACTAGCAAACATGGCTTTTACTTTTGTGTTCATTTGTGGTCCTGTAAATGTCCGTCTATTTTTTGTTCTATTCGGCCCAAAGTGTTATGGACCTGCCCGTGGTCTTTTTTGTTTTCGTGTCCGATTTTGCTAATGAGCGCCACGAGTACAGCGAAACCGCCACCGATGCAAGCCACCATAATTTGAGTATCCATGGCATTACGGAAACGGTATTGGGTTATTTGCTAGTTCGGTTGCTTTAGCCATCGTTGCGGCTTCGGTTGGTTGCAGCTCGGGATCGTCTAACCACTCTAAACAATCGTAACCGTCGCCTGGCTCATTGTATTTCCACGTTGTACCGGGTGCTAGTTCGCGTGTTGCATTACCGATCTGGCTATTTATTTCCTGTTGCGTTGCCATTATCCGACCTTAACAATTGTAATTTGTGTGTAGATTTCGCTAATGCCACCCGACAGCGCAACACCTAAACCGTTTGTCGCTACTGCGGTGTTGCAATAATATTGCACCTCAAAGTTTTTGCTGGCGGTAATAGTAAATGTGCCTTCTAATTGCGAATATCCGCCCGAGGTCCCAGCAAAATAGGTGTTTACGCTGGCAAGTGTGGTGGTGCTATCCGATGTATTCCGTAAGCGAATTGCTACGCCAGTTACGTTGTAAAACGGTGACATACAAAACACCCTGTAAGTACCAGCGGTAAGCGTAATAACGCTCGAGGCAATGCTCGCGCCGATGTTGTTACTAACGGTGGTGTTTAATGTGCGCTTTGTAAATGTGGTTGCAACGCTCGCACCGCCCTGCGTACCGTTTGCCTGGGTTTCGTTAAAAATCGCTATGTTTTGAGCAATGCCGGCAGGGTAAAAAATTGCGGCGCCAGCGCTAGTGAAATAAAGGGTGCCACCTGCCCATTGGGGTAAGGCTAGGGAACCTGCGCTAGTTACCGTTGCGGTGCCGGCTGTAACGGTGCATAGGCCCGCCCCAATGTTTTGTATAAAAAGTGTGTCACCGGCAGTAAATAGCGATGTGTTTACCGTAATTGTGGTGTCCGTCGCGCTGCTCATTACTACGCGAGTGCCCTTATCAGCTGCAACTAGCACATAACTGGCGGTCTTATTTGAAACCGTTTGGTTGTAATCGTTGGCTTGTAATGCGTTTACTTGCGCTGCGGTAAGAATTTGGCCAGCGGTAAAGGTTTGTAGTGCCATAGTGCCTCTAGCCTAATGCGTTATCGTCGTCGAGTGTGCCATATAGTGCGTCATCTAAAACCAACTGGTAAACCACTACGGTGCCTGCCGTGTAGTAGGTAACCCGATGCCCGGTCACAAAATCTAGGCGGTGTTCGATGCCTTCAACGCTCAAGTTTTGGGCTACAGGCCCGCCAGCAATGGTGTTGGTAATCGAAATAGTGTCCCCAATATCTACCAGCGCCAGGGCTTCACGTTGCGCGGTAGTAAGCATGAGGTAATCAGTTTGCACCCCGGTAAAGGTTGGGCTGGGTTCACCAACCAAAAGGTAGGTAGCCAAGTCTGCAGCTGCGGTGTCGTTATGTAAAAGGCTGTCGGTAATGCTTATTGTTTGTATCAGGTACTTTGCTTGGCTGGCTAGATCGTCTGCGACCTCGGGCGAGGTTGCGCCTAAATGTTGCACGCTGGCACGGTTCACGATCTGATCTGCGTTATAGGCGATGTTTAAATTGTTATACGGGATTTCGGTGCCGTCATCGTTGAAATCGGCAACACTAGCGTTAAGGGTGTTACCTAGTCGCGGGTCAAAATTTATGATGCCGTCCCTAGACATAAAAACACGGCCTTGCTCGGCGGCTTGTATTTGGTCTATGTAAGCCTTTACGTTGGTGCCATTGTCTACGGTGTACGAGGCAGCGCCACCTAGGGTTTGTGTGCCGGTGTTTATGTTTCGGGTTAGCGCCGGGTAGGCAACCTCGGGCAGGTCAAGTACGGCAGATAAACGGGCGCTGCTTAATTCCTCGGTTACGTTAAATTCACCCATAACGGTTTGTGCCAATAAATAGAAATCATCGGCGCAATACACCGTTACTGTGTCGTTACCGCCTAATTCGTAACTGTAGTCATAATTGACGATCTGTCCGGAAAATAACTCAATATAGGTGTTAGTGCTGTCGTAGCGGCCCATTGAAACTCGACGTAACGGCGCAAGAGAAAAGAGGCTGTCGGGGTCTACGAACGGGCTAGACGTGTACAGCGGGTTTAATATCCCGCCAGCAAGCGTATCGTCCAGGGTAAACGTCATGGTGCCGGCGCTGAATTGGTCGCCTATGTCTTTGCGTCCGCGGTTAATGCTGATGTTTTTGCTGTATTGCATCATTGGGGCAAAGTCGGTGGTTCCGTCTAATACGTAAATGCCACCGTAATAAGGATTTAATCCCCATGTAGCGGTACTGGTTGAAGCGTCGGCGGTTCCGTTCCATTGCTGGGAAAGCAACGTGTAACCCGTGTAGGTATCTGCGTAGGTTCCGTCAAAATAAGCAAGCGCTGACGATGCTTCCTCAACCATAATGGCGTCAACATAGGTGACATTGGATAACGAGGTGTTGGTTGTTTGGCAAAAAATTACTGCGTCAACGCTGGCGGTCAAGGCTGGCGTTGTTCCTGTTACAGATATACGGGTCCACCCTGCACCAACATTGACCGTGACCGCTGTTCCAGTAAAAGTTTGTATTACAGAACCGCCGCTATTAAAACAACGAATATCCATTCTGTGCCCGCGGTTGTTACCAGCAAAGTTGTACACATAGCAACTAGCGGTAAGGGTTATACCCGCGCCAATGCTTGTGTTTGGGTCGTAAGCCGTTCTAGCGTTCGGGTCGCCGGCAGTTGGTAAACTCATTTGCAGGCAAGCGGTGCCAAGATATGAAGCGGTTGTAATTCGAGTAAGGGTTACTGCTGCAGCGGTCCAACCCGTTGCGTTTGTTTCAAAGTTGGGGTTAGCCACATAATTGGTACGGGTAGTAGTTGTGGCATAACCCGCCAAAATGCCTTTTACAGGGTCATCTAATCTAAACCCGTCAAGTTTAAAACCCGTGTCAATAAACAATTCATAATTACCGCTAGCAACTACCGCCGTAGCCATTACGCCACCGCAATGTTTGCCGGGCCTGCAGCCCTGTTATATGCGCGTATAGCGTTTACGATTGCTTCGCCCGCCGTGGCGTTAGGTACAAGGGTAGACAAGTTAATAGTTACAGGGCCAGTACCAGCTGCACCACCTGGCCCCGCTGATTGGCTCGACATTGGTATAACTGATTGCACCGTAGTGCGTGTAATGGCATCGCTGAAACCCGCGCTAATGCCTTTAATGTCAGCCAGTTTTAGCCCTTTAGCCTTTAAGCGTTTTTGCGCTAAATCAAATGCGGCTTCGACACCCTTTAAATATGCTTGCGCGTTATCTACACCGGCTTGGAACCATTGCGCGGCAGCCTGTTGGCCAATCGTTGCGGCAGCGTTATCGGCAGCCATCACAAGATCATTAGTTTCGGCAATGGCGTTAGCACCGCCAGCGATTAGTTCGGCAGCAATAGCGGCGCCGCTTTCCCCGCCAGCATCTAACACGGCCTGTAACGATTGTTGGCTTAAACCCATTTCAAGCAAGGTTTTAACGTCGTTGCCGTATTTAACTATTCCCGATACCTGGTCGCGCAAACCTTGTAGAAACCCGCCGCCTGTTTCATCGCCAGCGGTTTTAGCGTCAGCGAAACTAAACGCGTCTTTAATGCTGTCGCTTACTTCTGTAGCAAAATCAGCAAACGCGGTTTGTGCGTCTACTAATTGTGTTTTGGCGTCCTCGAGCGCGGCTTCCAAATACTTTTTTAAAGCGTCGCTGGCTTCTTTAATTCGATCAGCCATGCTTTTAGCCGCTGAACCTACGCCACCTAGTTTGCTTGGCAACGGTGTAAGGCCTTTATTTATTTCGCTTAACTGCGGGCCAAAAGGTTTTACGGTTTCCACCGTTGTTTTGGTTGCTTGCTTAAACGCTAGAAACGCGCCCGCTGCAACTACAAGCCCGGCAGCAATAGCGGCAGCACCAACGCCAATAGTTAGCGCGGTGTTTGCAGCTGCGGCAGAGGCAGCCAAAGACCAGTTAAGCGCGGTGGTTACCACCGTTACAGCGTTAGCAATAACTTGCGCGGCCTTAAAACCAATAAGCGCGGTAGCAATAGCGGCAATGGCCGTACCTACAGCCATAAGCGTGCCTACATGATCGCCCGCCCAATTACCAAAACTAATGAGGTAAGGCAGGACCGCTTCGACCGCTGGCAAAATAGCCATACCGATTGCTTCGGCAGCCTCACTTAATGCCACGTTTAAACGCTTAAATTTGCCTTCGGTGGTGTTCGCTGCAACTGCGGCTTGCCCTGCAAATGTTTTGGACAATGTAGCCATAACGGCATCAAGGCTGGCGCCGTCTTTAATCATTGTGTACATTTCGGGGCTTAACTGTTTAAGCGCTTTATAGTTTCCGCCATACGCTTTAGCCAACGCGTCGCTAACACTTGCAAGGTCTTTGCCTGTGCCGGCTGAAATATCCATAGCCAGTTGTAAAGCGGTTTCGGCTTGTGCTAAATCTTTTGTGCCTAAAACGAGTGAGGCATACGCGGGCCTTAATTCATCGTCAGCCACGCCCGTTGCCATTGACATAGCGGTAATGGATTTTTCGGTAGCGTCTACTTGTGCGGTGGTGGCACCAACCACGTTGCGTAATGTTGTTGCTAATTTGGCTTGTGCGGCGCTGTCTTGCACGGCGGCTTTAATGCTGTACCCTGCGGCAGCTGTAAGCGCACCCATGGCGGCAACCGCTGGCAGAAATGCTTTACCTGCAATAAACCCGGCGCGCTCGGAATTAGTTTCAAGTTTCTTTAATTGGGCTATGGCTTTAGTAAACCCTGAACCGTCAAGGGTGCTAAAAATCGGTATGTTAATTGCCATGGTGTATAGCCAATTTTCTGTTGGTGCGTTGCTCGACGTCTTTAATTACTAATTCTACTTTGGCTTCAACGGTGTCGCGGTTATTCTCTACGGCCAGGTCAATGGCTCGAGGCATCATGCAGTTACACCTAAAAGCCACGTTTAATGATGGCACCGTAAACGAAGTAACAACTAACCTTATGACCATTGTTAGTTGGGAACGCAAATTTAAACGCAAGGCATCAGAAAT